TGTTCCGCGAGTTCGTGGCCGCCCTCCGGGAAATCGCCGGGCTGGTCAAAGACCCGGCCATGGCCGAGCAAATCCGGGCCGAGGCAGACGCCGTGGAGGCCGCCGTCAGGCAGATGGCGGAAAAGGCCGGGCTGGCTGAGCGCCAAGCCCCGGCCCCCGCCCAGCCTGCCGAGCAGGCCGCCCAGGCCAGCCAGCCCGTAGAGGCTGCCGCGCCTATGGGGCAGGCCGCCGCCGCTGCCACGATCACAAAAGAGCAGGCCGAGGAAGTCCTGAAAGACAGCACTCTCAAAGATAGGCCAATCAAGACCTACGAGATGGCCGTGGCCGCCAATCAGATCCACATGGGGACCAAGATTTCCGATTGGTCCGCATTCCCATTCACTGGGGAAGCGCAAGACGGCAAGCCAACGCAAGATTTGACTGGCGCATCTGAGATGCAGAAAGCTCCAACGCTATTCCCAAGCAGCAACGCGCAAGAGCACGGAAATTGCGAGTGGTGCGGAAAGCAGCCAGTAAAGAACTTCTATTTCATCAAAGATGATGGGAAGAAATGGACGCTAGCCGTTGGTAGCGAGTGCATCACACATTTTGCCGACAAAAGCGGCGATGAAATGGCCAGAGAAGCCCGCCAAAGCCTTGCCCTTGCCGCCATCCAGGGCATTACGGAGGCCCGCAAGACGCTCTCTAAAGAGTTCAGCGAGATTCAATCAGCCGGTTATGGCCGCACTGAGCGCGTATGGAAAAATCCTTCAGCCCGCACGCTTAACGATGAAACTCCCGACATCCTTGGTAAGATCACCATAGAAAGCGGAGCGGCAGCACATAGCCGCTGGTTGAACACAAAACTTGAAGCCGCTCGCGAGTGGCTGGCACGCTACGCTGAACTGATGGCGCGTCCAGAAACCAAGAAACGCCAAATCGAATGGCGCACTAGCCGCATCAAAGAGCTTGAAATCTCTCTCAAGCTCAAAAACAAGCCAGAGTGGGAGCTTGCCAGCCTAGAAAAGAAACTGGAAGAACTGCGCGGCGAGAAGGCCGCTATGGAAGGCACCGCCGCCACGCCGCCGCCTGCCGCGCCTACGGCAGCCGACGAAATTGCCGCCCGCCAACGAGTCGAGGCCGCCCGCATCAAAGCGGATGACGCCACCGCCAAAAGAGAAGCCGCCGAGGCCGCCCAGGCGGAGCCAGAACCCGCCCTCCCCGCCTCCGTGACGCCAGCCCAGGCCGAGGCCGCCGCGACTTATGAAACGCAACAAAAGCCAGTTAAAGGCCAAGGCCGTAGCAATGCGGCAAGCACTCCCGCCCCTGACGTGGCAGGAGAAAGAAGCGAACTTCAACGCAAACCTGAGACACTTCAACCTGACGGCGACCAGTCAGAAACTCCCACATCTGGGGCTGCGGCCAAAGACAGTGACGAGATACAGTTGCTCGACCTGACCCCGGCACAGGAGAGGATTTTAGCGCAACTCCCCAAAGCAGAAGCCGCCCAAGCTCTGAAAAAAGGGTTAGGCTACGACCGTCCACAAACCACCACTCATAGACTCCCAAACGATCCATGGGTTTACATAGACCGTCAGGGGGAGAAGAGGCTTGGCTACATCGACCAAAACGGCAAGCCTTACATGCTCACCGTTGAGGAGTCGGCAGAAAAGCGGCAAAACATCGCTCGTTTTGAGGCGGAACAAAAGCAAAGGATGGAGAGCAGGATGAATGCACTACGCGAAGACGCACGCATTCAGGATGAAAAACGCATCTTCCAAATCACACCATCCGGCCCAGCCTACTATCGTAAAGGAGGCAAATGGTATGAGCGCGGCACCAATCGCGAGCTTGGCCGCAAAAAAGGCGACGATTTAGCACTACTAACCCTTGAAGGCCCAAACGCCGCCATTTACGAGGTGAAAGTAGTGTCTGAAGGCGGGACGATGTATTATCAGAACTTCCGCCCAGCCCCGCCCGTGACGGCCCAGCCGCCAGCCGTGGAGGCTGCCGGGAAGGCCGAGGCTAGGCCCATGAACATGGCAGGCGAAACAAGGCCAGCCAAGCCAGCCAAAGCCGGGCCGCCTGAGTTCGCCAGCCTGCCCCAGGCCTCCCAGGACAAGTTCAACGCCGCCTATGAGGCCAACAGCGCCGAGGCTATGGGTAGGTTGCTGTTCCTGAGCAACAAAGGACTCCGCGCCGAGTTTGAGAAACGCACAGGGATTAAGCTGCCCAAGACCGAAAAAGGCACAACCGAAGCCATCCAGACATGGGCAGCCAAGCCCAGCCAGCCCGAGGCCCAGCCAGCCAGCCAGGCCCCCGCCGCCGAGGCCGGGCAGGGCCGGGAGGAGGCTGCAGACAAGCCTCCAGTCGGAAAGATTACGGATTTTGGCGAAAAAATCTTTGGAGCGCGAAAAGACGTATGGGGCAAGTTCAAACGCATCATGGATCAGGCTTTCCCCGAATCCTATGATGACGTGACGCTTTCCAGAAATGTGCCAGAACCAGATTACGAGGCAGCCATAGAGGCAGGTGTGTCTGTAGATGATTTGGCTTTGCTGAAAGCCATCCGAGACAATTTGCCGCCGAAACCAAAAAAATCATGGAAGCTGAAAAACTGGGGAGATGCTGTAAAATTCCTGCATCAACTCACGCAAGACGTGATTGCAGGCAAAGGAATTGATCCGGCTGTTTTGACAGGACTTGAACGCACGCAGCGCCTTTCGGGGCTTTCTAACGCCATTAAGCTATACAAGTATCTTGGCTACCCGCTTTTCACCAAAGCAAAAGGCTGGACTGTGGCTAATTGGGATGTTGGCTACTACAAAGGCCAGAAGCTAGACAAGTTCACACCCGCAACTATTGCCACCAAAGATGAACGAAGCACGGACATGCTTGTTCTTCGCGCTGGTGAAGAGGCATGGCGTGAAGTGGCGGAAATGATTAAAATTACCCTAGCGGGACAACCAGCCGAAACGCCAAAAGCCAAAGAAGCCAAAAAACTGCCGTTTGCCGTATGGCAAGACCGCCGAACCGGTCAATACTTTGTTGGCATTCGTGGAATCAACGGAGTTGTCCGCTTGAAAACAGGCTTCCCTGACGTGAAAGCGGCAAGGCAGCACTTGGCCGACAACCGGGCAGACCTTGAAGCTATGTGGCAGGGGATGAAGGAGCACCCAGAATACCGCCGCACGGTCAACGAGCCGCGCCAAGGGCCTGCCCGCCGCGACGGCGACGTTTCTCCTCAAATGTTCCAAGACGCTTTCGGCTTCCGAGGCGTCCAGTTCGGGAACTGGGTTGAAAGCGACCGCCGCCAAACCGACCTAAATCAGGCATACGATGCGCTGATGGACCTTGCCGAGGCCCTGGGCGTGCCTCCTAAAGCCATGTCGCTAGACGGCTCCCTTGGACTGGCTTTTGGTGCCCGTGGTGTATCCAAATACAAGGCACACTACGAGCCAGGAGAAGTGGTGATTAATCTCACAAAGAAAACCGGACCAGGATCGCTTGCCCATGAGTGGTTCCACGCTTTCGACAACTACTTTGCCCGTCTGGATGACACGGGAGCCACTAAAGCACGACCTCTGGATAAATACGCGACCACGCAAAAGCCAGCATCTGCGCCAAAAAACATGCGCCCAGAAGTCTGGCAGGCTTTCCGTCAAATCGCAACTACGCTGAAAACCGGACCATTTGCCGAACGTTCGGCAACCTTGGACGATGCCCGTAGCAAGCCTTATTACTCGACTCTTGTTGAGAAATCCGCCCGCGCATTTGAGAAATACATTGCCGACAGGCTTATAGGCAAAGACATCACCAATGATTACTTGGTGAACATCGTCAAAGACGAAAGCCCGGCTCTGCCAACATCTGCCGAAATGGCCGATGGCATTCAAGCAGCCTATGACAATCTGTTCAACATTCTTGATTCCGTTCCCACGGAGACTGGCGTCATGCTTCGCAATCCGCCCGCCACGCCCCAGCCCCTGCCCGCCGACGAAGGTGGCCAGCCAGGCCTAGCCAACCCGCCCGGCGGCCAGGCGGCCGTCACGCCCGCCCAGGACGCCGAATACATGGCCGCCGTGGAGGCTGGCGACCTGGAGAAGGCACAGCGCATGGTGGACGAGGCGGCTGGAGGAGATCAGATTATCAAAAATGCATCGACCTTTGATTTCCAAACGGGCGTTCGTTATGTCGTCAATGCGTTTCACGGATCCAAGTCTCAAACGCCGATAACCGTTTTTGACAAATCTAAGCTAGGAAGCAATACCTTTGCAGAATCGGCTAAGAAAGGATTCTTCTTTGCTGGGTCAAAGGAAACGGCATCAAGCAAGGATTATTACATTCGCCGCGAATTTGAAGCATCTGAAAGTGGCGAGGAGTGGGTTCGTGATTACAATAAAGCGATCAAGTCGTTGATCCGCGAAGCCGTGGAATTGACCTCAGCCGAGGAAGTTAATGGCCTTCCGTTTGGATCGGGCGAATTCGTTTCAGAGTGGGGCGACATTGGAGTTGATGTTCTTCTTGATGGAAGCGTCTCCGACGACCCTGAATATATAATTTCATCGAGAATACAATTCCTTCGCGATGAGCTTGCGCCTGCGTTAGAGGCTCTTGGAGTTGACGCAAAGGCTGACATTGACGCACTATCTGCGTCACTGCCTGACAGTTATCTGGACACCTCAGAAGGCCAGATGGTGAACGCCTATCTGTTCTTGAACAATCCGATGGTGTTTGATGACAATGGCAACGAATACCGCGAACAATCGTATGCCGACAGAATCGACGAGGCGCTGAAAAATGGGCACGATTCAGTAATTATAAAAAACACTTTTGACGGCGGTCCGCTTGATACGATTTTTGTCGTTTTTGACCCATCCCAAATCAAATCCGCCGACCCAGTCACCCGCGACGAATCCGGCAACGTGATCCCGCTTTCCCAGCGGTTCAATCCTGCCAGCCCGTCCATCCTTCGAAACCCGCCCGGCCAGCCCGGCCCGGCCCGCCAGTCCGACGAGGCCCAGGCCGCCGAGCTTGAAGAGGCAGCCAACGAGGCCGTGAGGGAGGCGGAGGACGTGCAGGAAACGTCCGACATGATGGATCAGCTCCGCAAGGATGCCGAGGCCGCCGACGCCCTGCGTAACGATCCCGAGGCCGTGGCCGCCGTCCAGGCCAGCGGGGCCATGTCTGGCCGTAACCTGTCCCAGCAGTTCCGTGATCCGGCTGCCCGCGAGTTCTACCGAGCCCTGACCGCCGCCCGCGACATGGTGGGAGGCCCGGCAACCGTGGTGTTTGACGAGATGCGCAAATGGGCCGCCCAGCAAGTCCAGGCCGATCCAGACAAGGCCATCGCCTTCGCCTCCGAACTGGCCGACGAAAAGGCCATGATGAAGCCGGAGGAACAGGCCGTTGTGGGCGCGGTGATTGAGCACTTGAACCGAGTGGTTGCCATGACCGGCGACAAGGCCACACGCCTGCTTCTCCACCGCCTAGGCAACTACTACCTCGACATTGGCACGCTTACCGCCCAGGCCCTCGCAGGCCGCCGCGACCCGTTGGAAACGCCACAAGACCGCTGGAACAAGGCACTTACCGTGATCTTTGGCCCTGATTCCAAGGTTCGCCGCCGCCTTGCCCTGGCCCCCACGGCCGCCGCCAAGGCCCGCCGCATTGCCGAGCTTGAGGCCCAGCTTGCCGGGTATCAGGCAGGCCGCCGTGCCGACATTGAGGCCGCCCTGAAGGAGGCCCGAGGCCAGGAGACGCAGGAGGAGATTCTGGAGCGCTCCGACGCCGACAACGAGAAGCTGAAGGCCAACATCCTGAAGCGTGTCGGCATCATGGAACAGGATATGACCCTTTCCACCGTTGACCGTTACAGCCTGCAAACGGCCATCCTTGAACTACCAGCTGTCCGCGAGGCCCTGGACAAGTTTGACTATGGCCGCGACATCATGCGCCTAGCTTTCCAAGGCCGTTCTGACCGCCACATTGCCGGGGCCTTGCAGATCAACGAGGCCGACGTTGCCAAGTTCATTGAAGAGGTCCGAAACGGCATCATCCGCCCGGCGCTGGCCGCCGAGGTGAAGGCAGGAAAGGGCTGGGGCGAAATGATCCGCTCCGGCTTTGACAGCCTCGCCCGCAAGGTGGGCCTGCGCATGGCCGCCGTGTCCGGCCCGCTTGGCACCATGGCCCCTCCGCTCACGCAGCAGCAACAGCAGGACATTGAGAACGAAGTAAACCGCATTCTGAACTATGCGCTCCAGCCCGCCCGCCGGCGCAACAAGGCCGGAAGCCTGATTGCCAAGGTGATCGACACACCCGGAGGGAAGAAAGTCCGCGTGTTCGTTCCGTTCGACCCCGAGGACATGGCGAGCTTCTACGCCGTGGCCCGCGAATTCTCCGCCGCCAAAGCCAGCGTCACGGACAAGCTCTACGAATACTGGATCAACTGGCCGCTTTTGTCTGGCCCGCAGACCCAGGTGGCAAACCTTACCGGCAACGCCGCCAACGTGCTCTGGCACTACACGGCGCAGCGCATGGTTGAGGCTGGCATGAACGTCCTCTACCGCGACCCGAACAGCGCCAAACTCGGCGAGTTCAAGCACGTCGCCAAGGCCTTCATGGGCTCCATCATGCCCGCCCTGGACATGGCCCGCCAGTCCTTCCTCACCGAGGGCGATTCCGTTCGCCACAAATACCTTGGCGAGCCCATGGAGATCGAGTTCAAGGACGGCAGCCTGGACAAGGTGGGGGCCTACCGGCCTTCCATCGGAGGCAAAGCAGGCCAACTCGCCCGCCTGCCGGGCCGCCTGCTTCGCTTCACAGATGCGTTCTTCAAGACCTCCATTCTCCAAATGGAAGCCACGGCCATCGCCTACCGGGCCGCCGCCTTCCAGGCCAAGCAGCAAGGCCTGACGGGCAAGAACCGGGACGCCTTCTTGGAGTCCGAGATTGCCAACGCCCTCGCCAACCCAGGCAGCCAAGTCTGGACCGAGGCCAACAAGACCGCCGAAGAACTGCTGTTCCAGGACGAGAACGCCGCAACCGACCTTGTGGACACCATCCTGGGCGGCAACCGCAGCGTGCGCGACCTGGAAAAGCTCATGGCCGAGGCCGAGGCTAAGGGCGACAACGAAGGGGCGGCCAAGCTGCGTAACCGTCTGTTCTGGCGCAAGGTGCAAGGAAAGATCATGCGAATCATCTTCCCGTTCCAGCGGACGCCCACAAACATCATCAAAGTTGGCCTGCGCAAGGCTGGCGGCTCCGCCGTGGTGGGCCTCTGGCACGCCGCCCGGGCCGGGCTGTTCAAGGTCAGGGATGGCGAGGCGTTCCTGAAGAACTACACCAAGGCCATGCAGATCAAGGACGTGTCCGAAAGCCTGCTGGCCGGGCTGGGCTGGATGATGCTCGCCAGCATGTTTGAAGGTGACGATGATGACGAGAAGAAGCCCATTCTGATTGTCGGCAACCGCCCCTATGCGCCCGGCACCCAGGGCGAGCGCGAGGCATTCCTGCGTAGCACAGGCGGGGCAAACTCCATCCTGTTCCGCGACAAGGACGGCAAGGTGATTACCTCGTTCAACTTCTCCCGTTACGAGCCCGTAGCCACCCTGCTTTCCGCTTGGGTGGACGGCTATCGGAACTACATGGAGGTGAACCGCCGCCGCAAGCAGGGCGAGGCCGACGCCAGCTATTTGCGCTTCATCGGCTCCAGCCTCATGGCTTCCGTTGAAGGCAAATCCTTCCTGCAAGGCTTCTCCGGCGTCATGGAAACCATCCGCGACTTTGAAGAACGCCGCGACCCCTCCACGTCAAACTGGGCAGCCAAGCAGCTCATCAACGGCGCGATTCCGAACCTCATCAAGCAGCCGCTCCGCAACTGGGACGACCTCATCCGCGACACCAAGACGGCAGGCATCGGCTACACCGGCCTGCCAAACCCTGAGGTGGCCCCAAAACTACCCATCTTCGCCGCCGAACCCAAAGTGACGGCCACAGGCGAGCGCATCCGCAAGGGCTTCAGCCCGCCAGCCCGCCTGCTGTTCCAGGCAAACGCCGTGGTGAAGCCACAGCCGGACGCCCTTTTACTCCGCGCCAACCGCCTCAACCCCGTGGCTGCGTGGTATCCACAACCCCTCCAGGCCGATGACTACTACGTCCGCGAGCCAGGAGCCAAGCGCGGCACGCCAGGCTACAAGGCCCCCATCGCCGACCCGGCCGCCAAACGCCGCTTTGCCGAGCTTGACGGCAAGCTATACGCCGACGCCGCCCGCCGCATCACGGCCACGGCCACCCCGGCCGAGCGGGCCAAGCCCACGGAAAGCCTGATTGAGAAGTTCAAGAAAGCCCGCGAGCAGGCCCGGGCACAGGCCCGAGTCATGGGCGGCACGATTGGCTTGCAGAAGCCCAAAACCCCGGCCATAACTACACCCAATAAATGAAGCGCCTCATTGAATCACACCTGACGTTTGCCTCCGATTACGAAGAGGACGCCTTCATTCAGCACGTCATCGCCGAGGTGAACGACAAACGCGACCTGATGGGCGTGCAGACCACCAGCCGGGAATACCGGGTGGGATCGACGCTTTACCGCTGGGACAACTACCAACTGGCCTTTGAACAGGACTTTGAACACAGGAAGGCGCAATGCCTGCTGTTCAAGGAAACCAACCTTTCCTTGAACGTGCCGATGACACCCGTTCTCCAGCACGGCGACAAGATGGCGAACGACCTGCTGGCCTCTGCGGCCTTTTTCGGCCCGGCAGCGGAGGGCACCGAGGATGAAAACCCGAGCATCGACACCCTTATGCGCCGACTGAAGAAGCGGGCGCAGGCCATCAACCTCAACGAAACAGGCAAAAAGGCCATGCAGGGGGCCTTGATTCGAGGCCAGGAAATCACCCGGGAAGGCCTAGCTGAGGCGTTTTATATGAAGCCCGTGGTTATCCAGGGCGTCAAACTGGACGGCAAGACGCTGAAGGACAGCCAAGGCCAGCCTGTCTTAGCCTCCGACATCTGGATAGACGACCCGGCCTATCCCGAGCGGCAGGTTTTGCAGCGTGATCCGTCCGTTTGGGCTATCAAAGGCGCGGCTCTGGAGATGGCAAAGCCGCATGTGGTCATGCAGCGCACCAGCAAGGAACCCGGCTGCGAGGTGGCCGTGATCCATTACGGGGACTTCTTCTGCCATCCAAACGCCGCCAGCATCGACGCCAGCCCGGTTAAAGGCCACGTTTTCGCCGCCAACCCTGGCGACCTGCTGATTTCCTACGACCCTGACACTAGGATCAAAGAGACGTATGACGCCTACAAAGAGGCTATCAAGACCAACAGCCTGCCAGGCGGAGATTACGAGAACTACACGGTTCGCGCCTCCCTGAACCGCATCCGTGACGGCGAGGACGAGAACACCCAGCGCCCGGCAGACCAAAGCCCAAACCGCTACAAGCGCAGGACATACGTTGAATGCTGGATTCGCTACGATGCCGACAACGACGGCTACGACGAAAGCATTTATGTCCTGCTGGATTGGGACGCCAAAATCCCGGTTCACTACGAATACGCCTCCATCATCCTCCCCTGGAACGACAAGGAGCACCCGCACCCCTACACTTGTCACCGTATCTGGCCCAAGCTCCACCGCTGGACGGGCCGAGGCTACTATGAGCTTCTGGACACCTGGGCCGAGGTGGCCGATAAGATGCTGAACCGCATCGAGTTCGACGCCAACACCTCCGGCAACGTCATCTTTGAGAACCCCCTTGCCACCCAGCAGGGCATTGACGGCGGCGGCATCCAGTTCCGCAACTCCGAAGGCTACCAGCTCCGGGCAGGCTTCACGGCCGATGATGCCATGTCCGTCAAGACCGTCCAGCCCGCCAACATTGAGGTTTTTGGGCAGCTCATGGAAAAGGCCGTGGGCCGGGCCGAGATCAGCGCCGGCCTGACCAGCCCGGCCGAGGCCAGCGTGGCCGACGTGCCCGGCCAGGACACCCTTGGCGTGGCGAAGATTCTCGAGAACACCAGCAACCAGTCTCTACGCGCCCGGGAATCCGAAATAGTGATCGGCCTGCAATCCATGCTGCGGGCATTCATCGACATCGAGCTTTACACCATCACCAACACCAAGGCAGGCATGGCCGCCCTCATGGAGCAGGTAGGCCAGGAAGAAGGGACGGCCCTGCTGGAGTGGATCAAGACGTTCCCGCAGGACGTGTCCAACGTGTTCGAGGTGTCCCTGACCAAGGCGCATTCAAGCCAGATGGTCGAAACCGGACAGGCCATTATCAACGTCCTGAACCAGTTCGCCGCCCTGGCACCGCCCATGCAAAACGCCCTAGCCCGTCAGTATGGCAACATCCTGAAGGGCATCGGCGAGCCGAATCCCGAGGAAACCCTGGCCGCCATGCAGCAGGCCTCCGTTGAAATCGCCCAGGCCCAAGCCGAGGCCGCAGCCCAGCAGGCCCAGGACGGCCAGACACAACCGCCACCACCTAACCGATGACACCCGCCGAAACAGCCCGCGCCCATGAACTGCTTGTCCAGCTTGAAAACAGCGAGGCATTCAATGAACTGATCGTCAAGCCCTACACCGAGCACGCCGCCGGGGCATTGCGCCGGGCCATCGCCGAGGCCGTCAAGCCCGCCGGGCCGGTCAAGCAGGGCGAGCCAGTCGATCCGGCCAAGATCAGGAATCCGCAGATTGTCTGCGACTGCCTCCGCGAGCACGCCCTTTACAACGAGGTTGCCACCCTGGTTTCCAGCCAGCTTGCCAGCATCCGGCAGGCCGCCGCCAAGCGCGAGGCCGCAGGGCGAAAAGACTTGCCAGAAACCACCGAACCCGCATAATCAAGACCAATGAATTTGTTCCCCGAACGCTACTACAACCCTCGCGGCGGTGATGCCGTTGCCAAGGCCCGCACGTTTGTGGAAGTGGCCTCACCGGACACTGAAACCCTGGTTGCCGCCCCGTCCGGCACGGTTCGCATTGCCGTGTTCTCGGTCGAGATTCGCTCTGACGTGGATGCTACTGTTGTTTTCAAGTCCGGCACCACGGCCATTTCCGCCACGGAATACGTCGCGGCCTCTGGCGGCTCCAACATGGGCAGCCCTGACAACCAGATGGCCCTCTTCAAGGCCACGGCAGGCGAGGCCCTGAATGTGACCACCACAGGCACCGGCAACGTCTCTGTTTCAATCACCTACGCCATCATCCCCGGCTAATGGCTAACAATCTGGTCCTACTCGGCGCAGGCACAAGCGGCTCAGGCACGCTTACGCCGCCGACAGTGGCACCTGTTTTGACGGTGGACGCCGATCCTGGAAGCTCTGTTGCCTTACTTGAATGGACAGCCAGCAATAAATCGGGCTCAGCAGGGTTTGGTTACAATGTCTATCGAGGCACAAATACACCACCTATTCCAGGCGTTGACAGCCCAGTTTTTTCAACAGGCCCAAATACATTATCTTCATCTGATAATGTCTCAGCCGCCGCAGGAGAAACATACTACTACATAGTAGTTCCATTCAACGATGCTGGGGAGGGGCCGAGTAGCAATACAGCCAGTGTTATTTTGCCGGGGGAGTCTAATCGCCTCCTGCTAAACACGGGAGGCCACGTTCTTCTCAACCAAACAGGCGACCTTTTGATTAATGGCTAATTCGCTCATCACAAACCTCACAGACAGGGCCACGCTTGACGGCACCGAAGAAATACCGCTCAACCTGCCGGGCACGCCGGACGTTGACCGCAAGGCCACTATTGCCGCCGTCAAGACCTACGCGCAGGCCGACCTAGGCACGGCCGCCTTTGCCGACACGGGCGATTTTGCCACGGCCGCCCAGGGCGCTTTGGCCGATACCGCCGTCCAGCCCGCCGACATCGGAACCGCCGCCGCCGAGGATGTCGGATACTTTGCCACAGCAGCGCAAGGCACCAAGGCGGACACGGCCTTGCAGCCTGCCGAGGTGAAATCCAGCAACTTCACCGCCGCGAATGACGGGCTTTATGTCGTTGTGGCGTCCGCAACCGTCACAGACCCAAGCCCTAGCGAGGGCAAGGGATTTACGGTTGTTGTCCGCAACGGCACTGCCACCATTGGCGGCACCGGATACAGCACGGCAGGCAGCCAGATCAGGCGGCTTTTCCATTCCGGGGCCTGGGCAACCTACGTTGACGTTCTTACCACCGATTCCCGCCTCACGGACGCCAGGACGCCCACGGCCCATGCCTCCAGCCATGTCACGGCAGGCTCCGACAAGATCAGGGACGCCAGCGCCAGCCAGGACGGCCTGATGACCACGGCTTACGCTTCCAAGCTGGACGGCATTGAGGCGGCGGCGGATGTCACCGACGCGGGGAATGTTGGCTCTTCCATCCACGGGGCCACGGCCAAGACCACACCCGTAGATGCTGATACAATGCCGCTTATTGACTCGGCGGCCAGCAACGTCCTGAAAAAAGTCACTTGGGCAAACATCAAGGCCACGCTCCAAACGGCCTACGATGCGCTTTACTCCAAGGTAGGAAGCGTTTCCTCTTCTGGCCTGACCATGACCACTGCCCGCCTGCTTGGCCGGACCACGGCCAGCACGGGCGCGATTGAGGAACTGACGGCCACGGCGGCCACGGCCTTCTTAAACGCCATGGTGGGAGACTCCGGCTCTGGCGGCACCAAGGGTCTTGTGCCTGCGCCGGCGGCAGGCGATGCGGCAGGAGGCAAGTATCTGAAGGCTGACGGCTCTTGGGCCACTGTTTCCGCCGGATCAACGGCATGGTCATCCGTGACTGGCAAACCGACCACCAAATGCCTGACATCCGACGTGACATCAAACAGCACCAGTTTGGCGGATGTGACGGGGCTGCCAGTCACGATCAGCGCCACAGGCACCTACAAGTTTGAGTGGGTCGGGGCGTTTACGTCCAACACCACGACTGAAGGACTGACGATTGCCATGAATGGGCCGAGCAGCTCTTTCATTTATTTCTCCGTCGCGGTAGCCCTTTCGACCAACTACGTCAATGGCTACACGGTCTATTCATCCTGGGACACGGGTTCTGTGGTCGCTACTACCGGGGGGGCAACCGCCCGTGAGTTCCGTGTCACCGGCGTGTTCACGGCCACAAGCACAGGGACTATAGCCCCGCGTTTTTCCGCCGAAAGTGGCGGAGGCAACTCGGTTTCCATCAAAGGCGGCTCCTGGTTCACCGTCACTCCTGCCGATTAAACCATGAAACTCACCGACCACATCCGACTCATCTGGCCCACGCGTCATTTCATCGCCGTTGGTGATGACATCACGTTCCACGACGGCCAGCCCATGCCGACACAGGCCGAACTCAACGCCACGCGGGCGCAGGCCGAGGCACTGTTTGCCGCAGAGCAGGCCGCCAACCAAGAGCAGCCGCAGCCTGCCCTGACCGTGCCTGGAGCGGCTTTCCTCCAGGCCATAGGCCGCACGCTTGAAATCGCTCTCAAGGCCAAAATCAACGAGATTCCAAACCTGGACACCAGGCGGCACATGATGCTTTACCTGGAATATCCGTATTTTGTGTCCAACCATCCAGTAATCGCGCAGATTGCCGCTACCATGGGCAAGACGGATGCAGAAGTTTACGCTTACTTTGAAGCCGCCCACGCCATCGCATACCCATCTGGACAATGAAAACGCATGGAGTAGGCCGAAATTCTAGGCAAGGAGGCTTTTTCTCCTCGCCTTACGGCCCGGAATCGGCTACTTGCAATCAACCCCATTCAAACGCGATGCACGTTCCCGAACCTTTCCAGACCATCATGCACGACATGCCTGCCTATGTTCAGGCCGCCATGGCAACCGGAGCCGCCGCAGTCCTGGCCTTAGCTGATGTGGCCTGGCAGGCCATGACGGGGCAGGTGCCAAGCCCGCAGGAGGCCGGAGAGTGGAGCTTCTACGGGGTGCTGATCGTGGCGGTGATCGTGCTTTTCACGTCACTGGCGTCGGTGATCTACTGGGTGGCAACCAAGGGCCTTAAAGCCTTCCAAGACCTGACGCAGGCCATGGAGAAGATGAACGAAACACTGGACAAGCAGAACGACTACTTTGACGAGATCGCCAAGAACGCCGTCCGTTCCGCCCTGACAACCCCGCCCACAAAGGCATGAATGAAAGAGGCGTCATTCATCACCGAGTTCCAGGCCCTTGACGTGGCCGAGGGCCAGCAGACCAACCTGCTGAAGCTGATCGCTCCGTTTTCCGTCTATTCCGCCGTTCTCGACGCCATCATCACGGCCCCCGAGGGCTTTACCTTCGACGGTGAGAGCATCCCGGCATGGCTTCATGGTCTCGTCCCGCCCTTCGGACAGTCCAAGCGCGGGGCCTGCATCCACGACTACCTTTATCGGCACCACGGCTACCGGACACCCGGCGGAGACTTCCATCCCGTCACCCGAGCCCAGGCCGACGCCGTTTACAAAGAGCTTGTCCAGGCCAAGGGACTGCCCGGCTGGCGGGCCAACATCCGCTGGGGCGTGCTCCGGCTGGTAGGCTGGGCGGCCTGGCGGGCCAGCTACAAGGAGGCCCGGCTATGATCCTGGCGGCGGCAGCTTTGGGCGGCCTGGGATGGCTGCTTGGCACGGCGGCCTGCGTGTGCGTCGTGGTCGGCGTGTTCCTGCTGGTTGACAAGGGCCTGGGCGGGCGGTAGAATGCCGCCATGCCCAAGACACCCGACAAACCCACCCTTCGCCGAGGAGACAAAGGCGAACAAGTCATGGCGTTGCAGTTCGCCCTTTCCTGGCAAAACCTGCTTGGCATCGCCAACGGCGAGTTTGGTTACAGGACCGAGGCCGCCGTTAAAGCCTTCCAGGCCAACAAGGGCCTCAAGCCAGACGGCATCGTTGGTCCGGCCACCTGGGCCGCCCTCGACGCCTTCACGGCCACGCTGGCCCCGGCCAAGCCTGCCGAGCCGCCCGCCATGGGGCTCACGTTCGCGGATTGGTTCGTGAAGATCGCCGGACGTGATCTGGGCAAGGTGGAGAAGCCCAAGAATAACATGGGCGAGTGGATCAAGAAGTTTTGGCCCTCCACGTCCTACCCCGACGGCTACGAGAACCGTGAGCCTTATTGTATTACAGGAGAAAATGAAATTCTAACGCCGTTGGGATGGGTGAGAATCGACTCCTATAAAGACGGGCCGATTGCTGTCGTAAACCCATCTACAGGAGAGGTTACTTTTGACCGCCCTCTTTCTTATATATCCAAAGAATATCACGGAAAATGTCACCATATCAAAAACCAATGGCTCGACATTATCACCGACAGTGGGCACCGATGGTGGTCATACACAAGCTCACGTAGCAAGAACGCGTCCATATGCAAGGTGACGGACAAAAAAAGACACGCCATGATGCCCGTTTATCACGACGGGCCAGGAATCAATTTGTCTGATTCTGACATTAACTTTGCTGCGGCGTTTATTGCAGACGGCTACAAGAAAAAAAACCGAATTGAGTTTGGTGTTTCAAGGCTCCGCAAGATCGAGGCGCTGGACGCATACAACCCGAAAGGAAGGTGGATTGAAGGAAAAACGCACGGCCCAGTAACAAAAACAAAACGAACCTTTTTTTCATTCGCTATTCCTTCATGGCTTGAGGAATGTGTAAGTGTGGACAAAGAAAAGCGCATTTCTATGCAATGGCTTTTGTCTATGACAAAAAGTCAAAAGGCGCATTTCGCGCAAAGGCTTATTTGGTGGGATGGACAGGCCTCTAGAGGCGAATTAACCGCAAAGAGAAAATCTCACGTTGATGCCGTGGCTCTAGCAGCTAGTTTAAGCGGGTTTTTGCCGACAGTCAGCAGTTATATATCGACCTCATCTTTAAGCAAAGGCAACAGGCAGCACAGGGTAAATATTCGCCCAAACAAAAAAACGCGAGCCATTACTTATCCTCAAGATGTTGAGACGTATATTGGCAAACATTATATGTATTGCTTTAGTGTGACAACAGGAGTTTTTATTGTCAGGGACAAAAACGGAAATATTACGCCTACTGGCAATTGTGCTGCCGCCATGTCGTATTGGCTGGACACCACCGGCGACGAACTCGCCAAGGCCGGGATGCTGGAGGCCATGACGGGCATGAACGCCGCGCAGTTTGAGAAATGGCGCTGCCAGTCCGCCGCCGCCTTTGGCTGGCTGCCCTGGGCCAGGAAGGCCAAGGGCGTGACCGTGCTGCCGGACACCGCCGAGCCCAGGAAAGGGGATGTGGTTGTGTTCGACTTTTCGCACATCGGCCTTGTCTCCGGCGTGCCAAGAAAAGGCCGTGTCGCCACGATTGAGGCCAACACCGGGCCGAGCGGCGAGCGTGACGGCGACGGATGCTGGCCCAAAGACCGCCCGCAGGAAGTGGCCCGTGCCTTCATTCGTTTCAGCTTCAAATGACCGAGGCCACCGTTGCCCGCGTTCTCTATGAGCAAGTCGCCACCGCCGCCAAAGGCAACGACCACCACCAAGTCACCACGGTTGTCACCAGAGCCATGTGGCAGGTGTTCCTGCGAGCCTACGGCCTGCCCGAGGACGCCGAGCCCATCCAGTCCACGAACCGCCATAAGGCGCGGAGCGTGGCGGGCTCTCTCACTTTTGTCTTGGATGTCCCGGGCATGTGGGCTGTGTCACGTCTGACGTTATGAGCTACAATCCCCCAAACGAGTTTTTTGGCGAGTCCCGTTCTTTCATGGAAACTTCGCCGCGTGTTGCCGTCCTGCGGTTTGTCCATCCGTCTGCAATCCTTGGAGAAGGCACGCGTGTCTGGCATTTTGCCGTGGTTCAGGATCGCGTTGTCACTGGCGAGCGTTGTTCCATTGGAAGCAACGCCGAACTTAGCGCCGGCTGCATTCTCGGCTCAAACGTCCGCATCGGCCACGGCACCATCACCGCCCCCGGCATGAAGATCGGAGACAATGTTTTCATCGGCCCAAACGTCACCTTTTGCGATGACGATTACCCAAAGGCCGGGAATACCGGCTATACACGCCGCCCGCCGCTAGTCATGGCCGGGGCCAGCATCGGGGCCGGGGCCGTCATCATGCCCGGCGTGACCATCGGCCAGGATGCTACCGTTGGGGCCGGGGCCTTGGTTTTGCACGACGTGCCAGATGGCGCAACCGTCTGGACAAAGGCCGAAACGATCACGCGCCAGCCATGATTTCCGTCATCACAAACGAGCCCTCTTTTGTCGTGGTCTGCCGGTCTGGGGGAGATTACACCCCGGATCACGCCGCCTGCCTGCACCGCCAGTTTCAGGCGTTCAACACCGACAAACGGTTCCAGTTCTGGTGCCTCACCGACACGCCAACCGAGCCTTGGCACATCCGCCTAGAAACCGACTGGCCGGGATGGTGGGCTGTTCAAGAGGCTTGGCGCTTCACGGGGCCGACAATCCTGACCGGCCTCGACACCCTTTTTGCCCGCCAGTTGACGCCTTTCACGGCACTGGCTCTGGCCTGCCCGCCAGACATGGTATGGGGCACCCGGGATTTCTACCGCCCGAACGAATGGGCAAACGCCGTGATGGTCTGGAACGGCGACCACCGGCAAGTCACCGAGGACATGGAGCCGGAACTGCGAAAGTCGGAGATGGGCCACACGGCCGCCCGGCTTGCTGTCATGGGCGTGCGCCTTGGCCTGCTAGACGACGTGCTGGACGGCATCTTGTCCTACAAAAAGCACGTTCACGTTGCTGGATCGGCGTCCAGCGAGGCCAACGCCCGGCTTGTGGCCTGGCACGGGATGCCGAGGCCGTGGCATGACAAGTGCGCCGGGACATGGGCGGGCCGGATGTATCGCAGCTTCATGGAGGGCGGGGACGCCGCCGCCTACCAACTCCTCGCGCCAAGCTCGACATCGCACAAGACGACCCAGTTTCATTTCGCCTGGACAGCTCTAGGTGATGAGGCCGCCTCATTGAGCCGCCGCATGAACGCAAAATGCTGGCTTACCTACCGGGCGGTTGACGGTGAGATCACCTTTACCGACTGGCTGGCCTGCGTTGCCCCTGCCGTGGCTGCACCGCATGAAGAAACGCCTTTGGGCGTGCGGTGGAGAGTCAGCCAACTTACGGGAGAGGCTTACCTGATGATTTTGAACGGCAGGCTGGACGAGGCCCGGCTGAGAATGATCGAGGTAAACGACATCGTTTATGCAGGAGGCTCTGATCTTTGGCCGCCGTGCGTCTTGAACTGGCTTCGATGCGCCGTGTTGAACCAATACGCTTTGCATCTGGAAGGCGTGAACATCGCCGATTCAACCGCCCGAGTCGTGGAAAACTGGCGAGGCATGGCCCACAAATACGACTGGCACAAATGGCCCATGCGCGTTGACGAGATGATTCACGACATACGAGCCTTGAACGTCCTTGCCGCCATCACGCACAAAAGGGAAAAAGCATTCTGGCTTGCGCCCAAGAACCTTGTCGGCAACAAGGAAATCTTTCACCGATGCCTTTTGAAGCTCGGCGAAGGAAACCCAAAGGCCATTTTCACATGAGCGAGATTTCAGACATCCTTGGCGTCACCATCGCCAGCCCTGGCTATTTTGACATGGCCTACGAAGCCGCAGCCCGTTTTCGCAAATACACGGAACTGGACGCCATGGTAATCACCACGGACCGCCAGGAAAGCTACGACATGAAGTATGTCCTGCCTCTCCTGGGAACGCGCACGCTGGTGTTTTTTGACGCCGACCTGTGGTTCATTCGCCCGGCGAGCCTTGCCCGGTTCGCCAACCTAAACGGAATCGCCGCCGTCCAGGACGTGACCCGGCACAGCATCCACGGCACTTTCTGCCTGCAAGATGCCCTAGCCCTCGACATGCCACCGGATCGCTACGTCAACACGGGCTTCATGGTCATCAACCCCCGCGTGCCCGCCGTGGGCGAGGCATTCAGGCTGGCTTCCGCCCTCATGGCCCAGCGCCGGGCCGGAGAGATCAACATTCTCGACAAGACCGAGCAAAGCCTGCTCAATGCGGCCTTTTACCGCTCCGGCGTGGACATGCACTTTTTGCCGGATGAGTGGAACTTCTGGCCGATGGCCTGGAAGCACAAGTTCTACGACCGCCTGCCGCTGGAGCCCTACTGCATTCACGCCGCCGGAGTGCCCCTGGCCGACAAGGCCGCCTTCCTGGCCCGCCACGCCGCCGTCTTTGAGGCCTGATGCCTCCCCCGCCGCCCGCCGGAACCTGCGGGCATAGAACAAAACGACATGCCTTATATCCTCCAAGAAACACCCGACGAGTCCTGTGTTTACCGCAGCACGGGCGCAAAAGTGAAACCCATTGTCACCCTCAAAGATGAGCACGGCGGCGTTAGTCACATCATTGAAGATGACCACTGCTACGTTCTTCTGAACGGCAGCGAGGAGAAAGGGTTCGCGCCGACGCCATATTGGTATCCTGAAGCCGTTGAGGTTCTTCGCGGAATGCCTCCGTTGGACGCCGCCTAAATCCCTTTGCCTGCTCTCGGCCCCTCGTCCAGACTGGCCCATGGAAACAGGGGCCTTTAGGCCTGGGGCAGGCATCTCAAAACTTTGTCTTGCAAAGTCGTCAATAACTACACACAATACAGCCATCATGTCCGACACCCCGACACCCACCCTTGAACAGATGCTTTACGGCAATCTGGAGAAAGACCCTGCCGCCCTGGCCGCCGACTTCACCGCCGCCGCTGGCGTGGCCCAACCGCCCGCCGCAAACGCCAAGCTCCTGCCAGACCCGGACGACTCCGCCGGACATGACCCCGCCGACCCTGTGGCCGCCGCCGAGGCCGCCGAGGCCGCCAAAGACGCAGGCCAGTATCCGCTTGAGCCTGACGCCGCCGTGACCTCGCCCGAGGTGTCCACGTCCGCCACCGATACCACCCAGCCCGAGGCCAGCCCGGCCCCGGCCGCCGTTCCTGCGCCCGCCCACGAGCCGCAGGACTTGGCCCCGGTGTTTTCGCAGGCCCTTCAGGACTACAACGCCGCCGCCACCGCCGCCCAGGAAGCCGCCCAGCGCCTCGCCGACCTCCAAAGCAACGCCGAGGGCATTGTTGAGTTCACCCCCGAGATGGCCGCCGCCCTGGAAGACAAGATGAAGGCCGAGGCCAACGCTGAACGCGCTTTTGAGGAGATCGGCGACGACGCCTTGGCCCTCGCCATCCAGCAGTTTCCAGAACTGGCCGACGACAACAGCCCGGCCACCATCGCCGTCAAGACCGCCCTGGAGGCCAGCCCCGACCTTGCCGTTCGCTCGCCCACCGCCGTTGCCGAGCTTGGCGTGAAGATCGCCCAGCAGCTCCGCGCCCAGGCCAAGCAGGCCGCCCCGCCCGCCGCCCAGCCCAAGCCCGCCCCCGGCCCCGTGCCTGCCAAGGCCGCCGCCCCCGCCAGCGCCATGACTTCCCATGCCCAGGCCCAGCGCCCCGCGCCCGGCCAGCCCGCCACGCCCGACATCGTGACACAAGTCGCACAAGCTGCCCAGGCCGGAAGCCTGAAAAGCCTGTTCGGCTCCGTTCTCGGTGCCGGCGCTCCTGTCGGTATTCGCATGTCCTGATAGCTGCCTGGCCTAGAGCCACGGCAGACTCCCGTGTGGAGTGACAACCTGACAACAGACAAACAGGGCCGAGCAAGCCCTGCGGTTAGTTCTGTTTTCACATTTCACTCCACACACCAATGGCTACCTACACCGCAATCGACGCCCAAACGGTCGCTCAGATCGTTGCGCAGTCCCCCACCTACGCCCGTCAGATCATCTGGGTTTCTTCGATCCAGATGGACGAAGAACGTTACAACCCGTTCTCGGAACTGATGGGAGGCCTTGGCTCCGCCAAGCCCATCAAGGAAGTTCTCGACACCTCCAAAGTGCGAGGCAACACCATCGTTTTCACCCAGGAAGCCGGACTCGGCGGCAAGGGCGTGGAAGGCAACACCTCGCTGATCGGCGCTGAAGAAGCCCGCAAATACAGCCAGTTCACGCTGACCATCGGCCTCCACCGCCACGCCGTCGCCGAAACCGTCACCACCAAAGACCTGACGTTCATCGGCACGACCTTCGACCAGAGCGCCCGCCGTGGCCTCAACGAATGGGTCCAGCGCCTCAAGTGCGACTGCATCGAGGCCACCATGCTCGGCAGCCTGGAAACCTACAACACCCTGTATGCGGGCAACAAGGCCAACATCAATGCCCTGACCTCCACGGATGTCGTCACCAAGGCGACCATCTCGCAGGCCAAAATCATGGCGAACGGGATCAAGATGAAGCAGATCGAGGTTGCCCGGGCGAAGGGCGGTCAGCGCATCCTGAAGTATTTCTTCCAGGGTAACGACTACCTGTTCCAGGGCCTCCGCGAAAACTCCACCTGGGAAAGCCTCCTGGCGACCGCTGGCGACCGTGGTGACACGAACTACCTCTTCTCCGGCTTCCTGCCCGAGTATGACGGCGTTCTGCTCAACAACTGGGCCGTCTCCAACACCGCCGCCGACGCCGCCCAGGGTGCGTTCTGCGCCCCCCGTGCCTACCTCGGTGAGGAATACGCGGCCAAGGCCACGACCACCACGCTTGTGGCGATCAAGGGCGGCGGCTTCAACGGCAGCTCCACGCTGACCACCAACGCCATCGCCAAGACCCGGAACGACTACTTCCGCTACTTCCCTGGCGCTGGCTTCACCGCCTTCGAACAGACGTTCATCTCGTCCACCTCCTCGGCCCGTTACCTCATGGTCATCCACGGCAGCGGCTCCGACATCGGCAAGTTCAGCTTCTTCAAATACACGACCTGCGACGGTTACACCGTCTCGGCGACTGGCATGGAGCGCCTGGGCTCTACCTCCTCCGGCGGCTACGTCACCACCCTGACGGGCTCCACGATCACCTGGGGCACCGCTCCCTGGACCTCGGCTTACCTCTCTGAGGCTGCCATCCCGGTCGGCTCGCTCATCATCCCCTGCAACAGCAAGGGCCAGCCCTACGTCTGCGGCTACTTCATGGGCAACGACGCCGTGTATTGCGGCTACGGCTCTGTGAACGGCAAGCCCAGCACGGCCATGGGCCAGCGCGTCACTGAACAGCAGGACTACACGAACCGCTTCGGTATCGGTGTCCAGATGGTCTGGGGTGCCACCGCCTACAAGAACGCCGCCCTCGTCAAGAACGGCTACCTTGTGGTTTATGGTGCCTGGAACGCCCCCGGTATGCCGGAGGTCAGCTAAGGTCACGCCTGACGGCCGCCCGGCCTAACCCGTCGGGCGGCCTTAAGGCACAACACCCACACGCAACCCTCCATATACCACTTCAATGCTTTCCATCACACCCATCCCGACCAACCCGGCCGATCTTCCGGCCCTGCTTGGTTCCAGTCTCACGACTTCGCATCGCGTTCTCGTCTATGACAGCCGGAAGCCTTCGGGCGACCCGAACATCATGGCCGACATGACGCTGGCGGAGTTTTTCAGCGGCGTGAATTCCCTCGTCAACGCAGGCACCATTTCCGGGCCTCGTTCCGACGTTGTGGAAGCCGTCACTGCCACCGTCGGAGGCGCTTCCATCGCGGCGGCGTCCAGTCACGTCACAGTTACCAGCTCGGATGCCAACCACATCGTCATTCTGCCGGCCCCGGTTGTGGGCAAGCAGCTTGTCATCAATGTCGGCGCGACCGGGTTTGAGCTTCGCAGTTCCAGTCCTGCAACCATCGCCATCAACGGCGGCAGCGGTGCAAATGCTGAGTCCGCCATTGCGGCAGACTCCACATGCTACCTTACATGCGTCTCCGCGACTGCATGGAAAGGATGGTTCATGGATGCAGACGGCGACCTCGCCAAGATCGAGGCGGCGGCCTAACCA